GCAACCGTCATCACGAGGCCATCCTCGTCTACCAGGGCGCCGGTCCCGGCAACAGGGGCCGCAAAGGTGAGCGCCGAAGTACCGGCGGTCACGGAGATCACGGTACCGTCGCCGCCCTCGTCGGTCGTCACAACAACCTGGCCGGAGGTGCCGTCTGCGGAGACGTGGGGAACCTGTGCGTTGATTTCGGACGCGACAAGCAGGGCGGTTGTACATGCATGGGCGAACGTCACCAGGGTAGAAACCGGCCCGTTTACCGGGTCGTTTGTGTTGATCGTGACCGTGAGGCCGATCTGGTTGGCCACCGGGTAAACGGTGGTATCCGTGAGCACCGCCGGGGTGGTTGTGGCATAGTCCGTGGTGTCGTCTTGATGACCTCCGGCCGCATCGAACACGACGTGATCGAATCCGAGGCCGTTCACCCGACACCAGAAACCCATGCCGGGGGTCATGACGAAAGGACCGTCTATGGTCGGGACGGACGCTTGGCCGCCCGGGAAGAACGGCACCAGCTTTTTGGTGCTGTTGTTCCTTGCGAGGATGGTACCTTCGAGCACCTTGGTAGCGCCGAGGACGTTTAACGTCTCGTCGTCGAAAGTCCCGTCTTCGAGGACCACGTTTCCGGTATCGATGTTTTCAACTGTCATGTTTCCCATGGCTTACTCCTTGATCCCGAGCTGCTTGATCACCAGATCGGCAACCAGATCGCCCATGTCTTGCGCTTCCGGGGCCGGGATGGCCAACGGAGCGGGATTGTCATCGGCGCGCGCATTGAGGGCGCGGGCGTTCATCCCGGCGGTCATGTACTCGGCCTGTAGGGTCGCTGTCATGACATCGCCGTTTTTGATCGCCGCGATCGCGGTGCTCATCGCCTTGCACCCCTCCCCCATGGTAAGGTGTGCGACCACCCGATCCCGCTCGATCGCCACGCCGCACGCTTCGGCCTGCGCGTAGATCTCCGGGAATTCGGCTTTCAGTTTTGCAAGATCCATTCTCTGATCCTCCATGGCCGCCGCTGTTTTTTGCGAGGCCGTTATAGCAGTTGTTTCTACAACTGCGTCAATGATACCACGACTCAGGGCCTCTTTGGCAAGCAAAATTGCGCCTTGACCGTAATTTTTATTCACATCTGCAATGGTGACGGGCTTTCCCGTTGCATTTGTGCGTCCTTCCGCAATCGATCCTGCGAACATTGCATGAATGGAATCGAGTTCTTCCCGGACGATCGCCTTGCCCTCTTCCGTCCGGACATCCGGGCGCTTCTTCGGGGCCTCGGTGGAAGCGATCGAAACTTCCTCCGGAAAGACGATCAAGTCTTGGGCAACGCCGATCGATCCGACCAGATCGGCCCGGCTCGAAGCGATGATCCGATCCGCTGCGCTCGCCAATCCATAAGCCGCGCTGGCCGCCATACCGGACACGATCGCCGCTGTCGGCTTCTTTGCTGAGCGAATCGCGTCATGGGTCGGGAGGTAGCCTTTGATGCTCCCTCCGGGGCTGTCAATATGGAGTTCTATGTTCTTGATCTCCGGGTCGGCGTCCGCCTCCGCGATAGCGTCTTGGATCTCCGGGTAGGTCGTACCGCCCAAGATCATCATGGCCCAATGCGGCTCGCTGGCGAGGATCCCCGTGATATTGATTCGGGCCTTTTCGCCAATCTTTTCAGTGATCCCGTGCGAGTCGCTGAAAAACGATCCAATTCCTTGCACCGCGGCGGATCGGGCCTCTAATCCGAGCGCCCGGATTTCGTCCAATGTGTGATTTTCAAGTAGCCACATTTTCAGCCTCACTTGAAAACAGCCGAAAGGGTTAGACCGATCGCCGGATCTCCGGACCCGGTTGGAGTTGTCGCGCAAACGTAGGTGATCGCCGTGGAGAAACCGAGGCCAAACGTGTAGTCATCGATCACTGCTCCGCCGGCCGGGACATAGACGACATAGACGGGAGCCGTTACGCCCGGAGTCACCCCGCCCGCCGCCGTGTTGAACAACTGGACATAGGCTTCCGCAGCGTTCGGGTTCACCGCCGTGATCTTGTACAGCACGCCCGCCGCGTTTTTCAACACTTGCGCCGTGTTGTCTCCGTCCGCGTCGAAAAAGTAGACCGGAGTTACCGGAAGAACCGCGGAGATCGACTCCCCGATGTATCTCAACTGCCCATGGATGTTGCCATCGACATCGGACGCGGCCCCGACCTGACCGAGATGCGTGTCGTTCGTCGCAAGCGTCACTGGCAGAGACGCAGCCATCGCCGCTGTCCCTTTCGCCGGTATGTCGTCTACCGCTTCTCCGATGTACCGGAGCTGCCCGTGCAGCACACCGTCAACGTCTGAGGCAGCGCCAACGGCTCCGAAATGCAGATCATCGCTGGCAATCACGGTGCGCAGCGTTCCATTTCCTTTGTTTCCGCTGTTTACATCTGTTGCGATTCCGGCAATCGACGACAGATCCGTTTTTAGCGCCGCCGTCCCGGCAATGACCGCGGCGTTTGTCGTCCCATCGGTTATCGCAACCATTATCTTCCGCGCTTTGTTATCGCCGGCCGGAAGCACCTTGCCCGCTGCATCGATGTGCTGCATCGAAATAACGTGCGTTGTTGCAGCCCGCGCGGTATTCGCGTCGCTGATCTCGGCCCGATCATCGGTTACAGCGTTCTTGAGCTCCACGGCTCCGATCTCGGTGTCGCCTGCAACCAGCGTGGCATTGATCGTGCCGGCTCCAACATCGACGCGCACGATCCCGGCGTGAGTGCAAATGACATAGACATCGACGGCCGGGGTTATGTCGACGCGAAGAAACTTGTCCCGAATCGGGATCGCCTCCGTGTCATCGGTTGGCGCCGCTCCGCCGGTATTGACGTAGGTCCAGGCGTAGCCGCAATTGGCCGAGAGCCGCTTGAGATGCAGATCCGCATTCGTTACCGCCGTTGCAACCAGCGTCCATGTATTCGCTACCAGCGGAACCAAAACAGGGGAAGCCATCTTATGATCCTTTCTTTAACTGTCTCACGTTCGCCCCGCCACCTTGATCTTGGTTATTCGCGGGGTTCGTTTCATCTTGGGGCACCGGTCCCGGAGGAGGCGCGGCCGGCGGATTGAGCGCCTGAAGGGGAGCGTTCGCCCGCACAAGCTGCTCATTCTCCGATTCCAGCCGGCGCACATTCTTGGAATACTTGGTACCGGTCAGTTCCTTGGTCGCCTTTTCCCTGGTCATGTAGCCGGCGGCCACCATGAGATTGTAGCCGGCCACTTCTTTTTCGAGATCGATGCTCGGCTTGATTGCCCCGGTCCAGTCAGACGAAATCCACGCCCCGTACACGTCATAGCCGAGTGGATCGCGCCAAGCGTCCAGAAAACCAGGCGCTTCGAGTTTGCCCATGAGCACCATGGCCAGAAACCAAGACTCGTAAATCAGCCGGGGCAGTTCGTCGGCGACGCGGGCGTGCTCTTTTTGCAAAAAGATCTTGTATTCGTTTACCGCGCCCCGACTTGCGGAGTAGTTTTTCGAGAACGCCAGCGTCAACACCTCGGGCGGGATCTCGAGCGCCCACGCCATGGCGTAGATCACCGCCGCCTCGAACGTGCTGAAATTGACGTTTGGGCGCATGTTGTTGAAGGAAACGGGCTCCTCGCCCATCTGTAACTCGTCGAACACCATCCCCGGAATATGGGTTTGGGCGTTGAATTGGCGCGGGGCACCGTCGCTGTCCGTGGTCGTCACAACGTCCCGGCGCTGCGCTCCACCGGTCAGCGGTTTTGTGCCCATTTTATCGGTTGTCTTGCGGACGAACATCGCGATCATGGAGTTGATCACCGCTGCGCGCTGCTCGCTGTCCCGATAGCGATCGATCTCCTTGAGCGATTGCAAAACGATCCCGAGGATCGGCATGCCGCGCACGGTGCCCATGCGGCGATCCGTGCCGTATAGGAGCCAGGCGACGCGGCGGCCGGACCGGGGGCCAAAAGCGTTGATCCGGGTGCTTGTGAGATTCTCCCCGCGCACCCAATAGGCCACCTGCCGGCCGCGTGAATCCGTCTCCACGCCATAATCGATCTTGTTTCCAGGCGCGGCTACCGCGTTCATGGGCGTCTCGACCATATCGCCCCGGATGAGCTGCAGTTTGGGCAGAGAGGTGCGGCGGTCCTGGTAGAGTACGCAAAGGACATCACCGGAAATCAGGGCCTCAAGATATGCCGAGCGCTGCAACGATCCGAAAGTCTCCCGCTCGTAGAAATCGCACAGGTCCGGGGAATTGGCCCAAATCTGAAATCGATTTTCGACGTTTTCCGTCCAGTCGTTGACCGTGCCGATCTTGTCAAATTCGGCTCCTAGCTCGGCCCGGAGAACATCTTCGATCACCGTGCTTTCGAGCGAAAGCCCAACGTTAATGACGTTGGTCACGAACCGGCGCAAGATGCCGCGAGCGTAGAGATTCGAGTCGAAAAGCTGAGCCGAGCGCGCCCGCAGCGTCCAGTAGTCCATGCCAAAAAGCGAGGTGTCGCCAAAGCCGTTGTAGAACTTGTCGCCGTTCCATACCGGCGTGATCACTTGGGGATAGGTCGAGATCGCGTTGTAGGCCGGAAGATCTCTTACATCGATCGTAGGGGAGGCAATCGAAAGCCCGTCGTCAAGGCGGACGTTGAAGGTGTCTACCATCCCGGCGCGTCCACAAAGACATGCGAGCCGTTGCGCCGCGCGTCAAGCATGGCGTAGCGATTCATTAGGCTGTCGAGCATCGCGTTAAGCGTACCGAGGTCGGCACGGGTGACTACTTGACGGCTCTGCCCGGTGTCCAGCGTGTACGATTGCACACCATTCCCGATATTGAGAATAGCGGCTTCGTAGGCAAGGATCAACGCCTGCGTCGCGGCAATACGCGCGTCAAGCCAGGCCGTATCAATACCGATCATGTCTCACTATTGGCACAACCAAAGTGAGAAAGCAAGTATTTTAGTGAATTATCAGATTCAGGATCTCAAGATTGGGACAAAAAGTGTGCGGGGCCAGTCTTTCACCTGGCTCGTCCGGGTATTCGGCGTCCCTGATTCCCCGGCACCGGTTATGTCCGGCGATGGTCCATAAGCGCACCTCAGCCCGCACATAAGGAAATTATATCTCATCCTACTATTTTTTTATTATATTTCTTAAACGCCCTCTTCCGGGCCTCTCGGAAATCATCTGTCAGATCCAGGGCCGCGATCATCCGGGCAAGGCGCCGTGGGTCGATCTCCAGCGCCTCGGACAAGTTGCGTAGCGTGGGCCGTTCGCAATCCTCCAGCGCCGCAGAGAGCACACCCCGGATGATATTTCCAATATGCCCGTCAAAGCGATCGTTCGACGGGGCAAAGATCGCAAGTGCTGCCCTGGGGTGTGTCGAGGCGAGGATTCCTTGGAGTTTTTCGGGGGTCATCGGATCACCCCGTATCTCTTATCGGCCTCTTTCAGATTGCGACCAACCTGCTCGTCCCATCCCCTGATAAAGCCTTCGTTGTACCGTTCTTCGGCCTCGGCTTCCGTCCCGTATTCCACATCAAACCACTTACGGCCCATAGCGTTTATCAGATTCCCGGCGGGCGTCTCGGAGCCGTCGTCTGTATTCCACTCGTCCAGGTGGTTCCCTGCCGCCGCCATTTGCCCGCCGTCCCTGTAACCGTCATTATATGCGTGCTGATTTTCCATTTTGCCCTCTCCTTGTTTGCGTCCCGTTTCCCATGCCCCAAGCTATTGCATGCACCGTGCCAGTTTATACCATTGTGACGCATTTCGTAATAGTCTAATATATCCGATTAGTTGCGCTGTTTTTAGCGCGATCTGTCCGGTTCCGCAAGCCATCAAAACCGGACATTTCCACCATAGCAAAAACACTTAGTCTCTTTTCTGTAATCATTTCGCGCTGTTACGTGCTGGAAACATTTACATATGGCAAGAAAAAGATGCATAGTGGCATAAAAAAGACAAACCCCCGGATTATTCCGGGGGCCAACGAAAGGAGAAAAGGGGCAAAAATGGATCGGCGAACCGCCGACAAAGGAATCGTACCGAGAAAGATAACGGCTGTCAATCCCAAAAAAGCCGGTCACGTTCGCAGACCTCCCAAAAAGCCGGCCAATCGACATGATCAAGCCCGAGCTCCCGAGCGCAGATGTCCAGCGCGATCATGTCCAGCGCCGCCAAATTGTACACGCTCAGATCCCAGGCGTGGTTATCCATGTTCGACGGGCAGGTCCAGAGGAAACAGCGCGTAATCCGCGTGCGCCGGTACTTGATTTCCTGCTTGCTTTCCGCCCTCAGCTCCTTAAAAAACTTGTCCGGGTACTCTTGTGGAAAATTCGGATGGTTAAGCGGTTGCAGCCCGATCCCGCTCCATTCCCGCTTGAGCGCCGCGGCAAGCCGATCCTTGTAGAACCCGGTCGTCACGTTGAAACACCGCGTCCCCATTTTTGACTCGTACTGCGCGAATTCTTTGAACGTCGCTGACTTGGGCGGCAGGTCGCGGCCCATGATGGCATAGACGCCCGTCTCGTATTGACCACAAAAATCGTAGACCGCATTGGTCGCGTAGCCCGCGTCAATCAAGGTCATCTGCGGCCGGTAGATCCGCCCGTCGTCCCCCTTGTACACACGCTTTTCGATGATTTCCTCGATCTTGCCCCAGATTGGATCCCTTCGATCCTCCCCGTCCGTGCATTCAAGCTTGGCGTATTCGGTCGAGTACCAGCGGCCGCCGGGAGCCCACGCCACCACCTGATAGTCAACGTGCCGCTTGTGGATGTCAACCGCAGCCGTCACCACCTGGCACGGGCCGCCCGCCTCTTCCACCGCCAAATTGTTTGGCACCGTCCCGATATGGTAAAGCCGCCGGTGCGCCTGGACCGTTTCTAGCTTGAGCGATTCTCCCACCATCTCGAAGGGCTCGCCCAAAACGTTGTTGTAAAATTGCTGTAACGCCGCCATGTCACGGGGCCGGTTGGCTGAGATGTCCCAAGCGAGGAGCCACTTTTGCACTTGCTCTTCCCA